CCTTGAGGGAATTCTCGGATCTGATCGACGAGCAGTCCATGAACGCGGCCAGGGAGGCCTTTGCCGAGAACCTACGGCGCCCGACGGCTGAGGAGGTCAGCATGTCTGACGAGGCACTGGCCTGGCCGCTGAAGTACGCAGCCCATGAGCCTATGGCCTGTGATGCCGTTCTGCTCTGGGCCATGTGCAAGGCTGGAGGGTTCTCGATCGCCAGAATGCTCAGGGAGCGGACGATCAAAGCCAAAGCCATGGCAGAGCGGATGGCTGCAGGGGAGTGGGAGAGGCTGAAGCAAGACTACTCCCGTGCTCGCAAGCAGATCATCGTGGAGGGAGGCAAATGGCGCGACACCGAGGCTCGCGATCTGAAACTTCACGCCATGGGTGAAGCCGAGAAGGCGCAGGCTTGGGCCGATCTGACGGCCCAGATGATGGCCAGGATCGATGACGAGCTGGCAGCCCTCAAGCCGCCCATGAAGCCCACGGTGCTGCCCTGGCAGGCCATGCCCGAGAAGATCCTCAGCCGGAGCTCGCTGGACCGATATCTGCCGGCCGGCTTGGCCTACCTCGCCGAGCAACTCCACCGCGCGCATGTGCCCGTGCGCTGATCATTCTCGCAGGAGAGGTCATGCCGAGACCTAGGACAAGATGCATTTAAAGGACTTACCACTTCTGGGCAAGAAATAAGACTTATTAGCCATGTGATCGTAATCAATGCCGACTACAATAAACTAATACATGCCGGGTGGTTGCGACCCTGGGGTTTAGTGTGTTTGTTCCTCAATTCTGACCTATTACCCAGAAAGCGAGGTTCGCAATGTCGCTTCTCCTTAGGTTTGCATGGCCAATCATGGTCATGTGCTCGGTTAGCGCAAGCTCACGTGCATCTGACAACTTCATCCCACTGGTTGATGACCTTTCGAGAAGTTTCCTTGGGCGACTTGGCGCGCAAATAGAAGAGCCAGGCACAAAAGGTGTAGGGCCAAAATTCAAACTGCCCGATAAAGCTGACCCAAGTTACACATATGGGATAGATATATCTCACCACAATTTTTCGAATGGAAAGACAATCGATTGGTATAATTTGCCGTCGAAGCGCGTGTCGTTTGTTTACATGAAGGCCACTCAAGGCGCTCGTTTTGTCGACCCAACGCTTGCATCGAATTGGGTGAAAGCCCAATCGGTTGCGGATCGGGGTCGCGTGCTCCGGAAAGGTGCCTATCATTTCTTTTCTGCAGAAGTCGATCCAGAGTCCCAAGCCGCGGCGTTTTTGAAGGCTCTCAAGGAACTTACCAGCTACGATCCGAAGCGCGATCTGCCTCCAACGTTGGATCTTGAATGGGATTTGAGAACCCAGAATGGCAAGATTCTGAAAGATGAAAGCGGCAATGTCATAGATCGCTGGAAGACCTTGAAGCCGCAACAAATTGTGGAGAGGGTCAATCTTTGGATACGCATTATTAAAAAGGAACTCGGAGTCACTCCCGTCGTATATACGAACGCTCAATGGTGGAAGAGTGTCGGCTTGGATGGGTTAAAGTTTGATTATAACCCCAAGCTTTGGGTGGCAGACTACAGCGTGCGCGCGAATGGCAATTTCAAGCCGGCTGCTCCTGTCGGGCATCGTTGGACGATTTGGCAGTTTACGGATAGTGCCTTGATCGATGGCCGAGAAATCGACGGTAACGTTTTTATTCAAGATGAGAAGAGTTTTATTGAGGCTTTGCAGGCTGCACCAAATGCTGGAGGGGCCGATGATATCAATTGACCGTAGGTCCGTGCTGAAGGCGATGCTGCTTAGCATAGGGTTCCCTGCTCCGGCATTAAGCCAAACCGCTGATTCCCGCTCAGTCTATAAAGAGCGCCGCGTGGCGCTAATACTTGAAAATACTGATTACCAGAAAATACCTGGGTTAGTGGGCACTCAGGGGGAAGCAGCCGCCCTCGCGAAAAAATTTAGAGAGATGAACTTTACTACTACAACTCACGTGCGCAATCTAACTCAAGAACGTATGTATAAGGCTCTTTACGAATTCAAAGCCATTGCACGAAGTGCAGATATTGCAGTGCTTTATTACACCGGTCACGGCTATGAATTAGGAGGCTTGAATTACCTCTTGCCGGTAGACTTAGAACCAACTGATCATGACTCTATCCAATACCTAGCTGTACCAGGAACATTCGCTGTCGGAGCGGTTGCTGAAGCAAAGAAACTCGGCTTCTTAATGTTGGACGCGTGCCGAAACGATCCATTCTTGACTAAGTTCAAAGTTCCGGGAGACGTAAAGCAATATGAGCGAGGGCTCGCACCCTTCCCACAATCGGCGCAGGCTAATTTGCTCATACAATACGCTGCAGGGGTTGGCCAACCGTCGGTCGATACAGAGAAGGGCGGACCTTACGCACGAGCGCTCATCAAGCATATTGCCGAACGTGGGTTGTCGGTAGTGAAGCTCGTTCAGAACGTAGCGCTTGAGGTCACGACAGCTACTAACAATACTCAGCGTCCATATCTTAGCGGTAGCCCTATCAGTGACGTCTTTCTGGTGCCTCCGCTCGATGCTGCGCCGGCAATTGCGGTCAGTCCGATCGTCGTCGATATGCAATTGGCTGAGAACAAAGACGAGGCAGTTCAGAAGGTTGTTCAAATCGGGCCACAGGGTGATTTCGAGTATGCGTTTCGCGACGAAAAAACGCGCATTGTTCCAGATCTGGTGTATTTCGAGACGTCGGAAAATAGCGAGCGGCCGTTTATTGAGTCAGAGTTCATGGGATACTACTCGCCCGAAGAAGGGGGAACTCTAGGAATTGCCTATCCAATATTAGATATTGTTGCGCGTCGAGCTACTGACAAGGTCGTAACGGTAGCGTCCCTCATAATCGATGTTGAGGCTAGTTCGCCCGATAAAACGCCTTACGTAAAAGCTATAAGCCCATCAGACCAGTTTGGAACTATCGTTATCGTGAATGAGGGTTGGGTTGAGATTGAGAATCTTCGGTTCGAGTATGATATTTTCAATCCTGAAAAAGGTGGGGAAGTTGACGTCGAAGATCTTTTGAAGCGGAAGAAAGACGGCGGCTATCAATTCGTCATTAACACCGGTCCATTCAAAGAGAGCGCTGAACTTTTTTTTGAAGATGGTCTAAAACAGGTGCTTAAAGACTATGCTTTCTTGAAGTTTGCTTTTTCAAATCCGCCAGAATGGGACGATAATGGTAACAAGAAAAAGCCTAAGGTCGCCGGTGCTCCTGCTGGATATGCTCAGTGGATAAAGAGCAATCCTAATGTATTCGGCTCAGAAGACGCTAAGGAAGAGAAGGATATGTGCTTCGTGGTTGGAAGGGCGATAATAACCTCTAAAGACAAATCAAAAAAAGCGTCGGTAGTTGATCTTGCTGGGTACGTCGCAATCTATTCTCCCGACGGACTAGGTGGTGGATACGCTGAGTATAACTTGACTCAGCCGATAAAGCTGAGAACAAAGAGTGGGCCGTATCAAGTTAGTAAATCTATAGGGTATATACTTGACCAAGATACAAAGACATTCAGGGGACTTTTTCCACTTATCACTGAGCAAAGTTCGGACCATCGTCTTAGGGTCAAGCTAAGGGGTGATGGAGACAAAGATCTATTCGTATCAAACTGGATAGATGCAAAGATTCTGGTGCCAAAAACTTCAAAAAAATACATCACACAAAATTTCAAAAAATCGCTTAGTAAGATTTAGGCCGCCAGAGGTTTTTGTAACGCCGATGCGTTGTCAATTTCCATCAAAGAACTTCGTTTTCGTAGATCGTGAGCTGGTGCAGAAGTCGTATCTAGCGGATTGGCCGAGTCAGAGATGGAGATTTGGAAAAATAATATGCATCATGCTCAGAGTTCCGAGCCGTGCCTCGGGCCGATCTAAGGTCATCTAGTTGCAAATCTTTTTGCCTTTTACTAGCAACTGGCCAGCTATGAGCATGATTCTAAATGCAAAATTTAGGGTGGTGACACTGCCCCAGGTTTGAGGCATCAATCTTGCCATGGTCGCGAGAGACATGAATTGAGCCGCGACGGGAGTGAGCCGTTCAACTCAGCCCATCAGATTGATAGTGCCGAAGGTCACCCGCGTAGCTCGAACTTTGACCTTGATGATCGCGACGAGCTCCCGTCCAGTCACCGGCCGCAGAAGACGGTCAGTCTCAATCGTCACCTTCGTGATCAAGGAATCATCCTGCAGGAGGCAGTAGAGTGGGTCAGGATCGTCGTCGGTTGATGATCCTAAGCTGTTCACCTCTGACTTGCTTGGCATCCGAAAGGCATCGAACAGGGTCTTGATGCGGTTATCGATGTCGCCACCTTCACTGATCAACTGCCCCGGCGCCTGCTGGCGCAGAAAGATGATATCGAGCTCTCCAATCAGATCGGCTCTCTTGCTGATCAAAGGGGCATAGGTTCTGCTGCCAACTTCCTCAAGGATAGCGTAATCGCCGCCTTCTTCCGGGCGCTGCAGCCAGCTGGTCTGAGAAGATAGAGGAGGGAAGTTCCATAAAGTCTTCATCTGAGGATGGAGCGACTGACGGATGGCATGGATGTCTGCAAGGCTTGCTCTCTGCCGAGGCTTGATCTCGCCTTCGAACATCAGTCGGAACTCCATGCGCCTCTCCTCCAATCACAGCTGCCTGAACCAATCAGGCGGCGCCCCAAAAGTCTAGATTGCCCGCCCCAAAGGCGAGCTACGAAACGTCGTGAGATGAGCGGCAGCCGGGTCGAGCGCCCAAACGTTGTCAACGCCTCATCCATCGATCGGAGCCAACTAAATCTACCGTTATGCGCATAGTCCAACACGGTGTCACGGCAGCGGGAAAGCCAAATCCTTCAAGGGCTTGCATCCAACCGTCCCGCCCGATCCAGGTGTAGGATAATTCCAAACACCACGCGACGCCCCATTGACCACCCGATTGACAGGAGGCAACACTCCTTCTGCCGATCATCAAGCGTCAGCGCAGATAGGCAGCTTCATCAAGCTCTCACCTGGTCGACCCGCCGCTCCAGCGGCGAGGGCGAGCCAATCCAGAGAGAACCTGCCGACGGTGCCGCTAGCCTTAACGTATAAAGGTTATGTATCCGCGAGGCTTCAATGGCGCTCCAGATCAGAATCGATACGGTCGACGTCTCACGTCTGGGCAACCAGATCGCCGCAGCTGGTAAGAGAGCGCCCGTGGCTATCGCACGGGCTCTGAACCATACCGGAGCCAAGGCCCGAACAGCGATGATCAAATCCCTCACAGCCCAGACCAGGCTGAAGAGAAAGACCATCGTCAAAGCCCTGCGGGTCAGGAAGGCAGCCCAGAAAGGCGACCTCTCCTACACCATCTGGTCACGAGGTGGAGACATCTCCCTCAAGTACTTCGACCCGAAGGAAGTCCGAAAGGGTGTCAGCGCAAAGCCATTCGGCAAGCGCACCTACACTCCGATGGCCTTCCTGAAGGGCGGGCGCAAACCCAACCGCGTGCCGCTCAACATGGGCAGACACGTCTACCGCAGAACATCCGCAGCCAGGACCCCCATCGAGATGGTGGATAGCGGTGTCGTTATCCCACAGGAGATGGTCAGCGGCGCGACCGAGGCAGCTTTCTATGAGGTGGCTCAGCGTGACTTGGCAGACCGCCTCGGACACGAGCTCCTGCGCATCCTGGATGCCAAATGAGGGGCCGATCTGCCCTCTGACCTTGGTAGCTGCACCCCTCGAAATGCACCGATGTAATACCCTCGGAGGGGCGCGGGTCCTTACCCAGCCCCCCCTCCATGCGGGCGGAGAACGGCCCGAGATTTCGCTAGTTTTTGGGTCTGAAACCAGGGTGCGCATTGATGTCTGAGGGGGTGTCGATCAGGGGCTTTGCCAGATTGATCGGTGTCAGCGAAGGCGCGGTGCGGAAAGCGATCAAAGCCCAGCGCATCAAGCTCTCTGCTGACGGGAAGCTTGATCCGGATCAGGCAAGGACGGATTGGCTGGCGAACGCGGACCCGGCGCGTACCAAGGTACGAGCAGAGCCGCGTACCGGTACGCAGGTGCGCAGTACGCAGGCAGACGAGGCCGATGCTGACGAGGAGAGCGGCCAAGCGTCAGATTTCAACTCAGCTCGCACGCGGGAGATGGGCCTCAAGATCGAGGAACGGGCGCTCCGGATTGCTGAGCGTCGCAAGCAGCTGGTGCCTGTGGCATCGGTCAAGACGCATATAGAGAAAGCTTTCATAGGGTACAGGCAGGCGATGCAGCGCCTTCCCAACCGGTTCGCAGCACAGATCGCGGCCGAGGTGGGTTGCGATGCAGCGGTGCTCGACGGTGCGCTCTCACGAGCGATTGCAACGGTGTTAGATGAGCTCTCAAGTCCGGTGGTCAGAACCTGAGGAAGGCTACCCTCAGGCTGAGGACATTGAGGAAATCCTGCGAGCTGCTGTCCGGCCCGACCCGATCCTGACGGTCTCGGAGTGGGCCGATCGGTACCGGTTCCTCTCGACGAGACTGGCGGCAGAAGCCGGCCGGTATCGGACGGAGCGCACGCCATACCTGCGCGAGATCATGGACGCTCTCTCGCCAATGCATCCGGCGCGCAGAATTGTGTTCATGAAAGGCGCCCAGGTCGGCGCATCTGAGGCTGGCAACAACTGGATTGGCTACGTCATCCATTGGAGCCAGGCGCCGATGATGGTGGTTCAGCCGACCGTCGACACGGCAAAGAAGTTCAGCCAGCAGCGCGTAGGCCCTCTCATCGAGGACAGCCCCGAGTTGTCACGTCTGATCTCGCCGGCGAAGATGAAGGACAGCGGCAATACCGTTCTGGCCAAGAGCTTCCCGGGCGGCATCATTGTGATGACGGGCGCGAACTCGGGTGTTGGTCTCCGGTCGATGCCGGCACGATATGCCTTCCTCGACGAGGTAGATGCATATCCAGGCGACGTTGACGGGGAGGGTGATCCAATCGCCCTCGTTGCCAACCGCACCACGACGTTCGGTCGGGCGGCCAAGATGTTCTTGGCCTCGACCCCGACGGTTCATGGTGAGTCCCGCATCGAGCGCGAGTATGAAGCGAGCGACCAGCGTCGATACTTCGTCCCGTGCCCGCATTGCGGCGGGCTCCAATGGCTCCAGTTCGAACGTCTCCGGTGGGGGCGCGGCGTGCCGGAGAGTGTCCACTACGTCTGCGAGCACTGCGAAGAGGTAATCGAAGAGCGCCACAAGGCGACGATGCTGCCTGAGGGAATCTGGCGTCCGACAGCCGAGGCAAAGGATCCCGGCACGATCGGGTTTCATATCTCGGCGCTCTACTCGCCGCTCGGTTGGATGTCCTGGGAAGACCTCGCACGTGAGTGGGAGGCGGCGCAGGGCGATGTTTCGAAGCTCAAGACCTTCAAGAACACTCGCCTTGGCGAGACCTGGTACGAAGAGAGTGAGAAGGTTGACTGGGAGCGGGTCTACGAGCGGCGCGAATCCTGGAAGCCAGGAACCCTTCCGTCCGGCGTCACGCTCCTGCTGGGCGCTGTCGACGTTCAGGCCAGCCCGGCCCGCGTGGAGCTTCACGTCTGGGGCTTCGGTGAGGGGCTTGAGAGTTGGGCCATCGATCGCCGAGTCTCCTATGGGCAAGCCGACGATCCCAAAACTTGGGAGATGGTTGAAGAGGCGCTCGAGGATACCTGGACCCATGCGTCGGGAGCCGAACTGAAGTTGGATCTGCTGGCCGTCGATACCGGCGACCAGACGACAGCGGTCTACTCGTGGATCTCGAAGCAGGATCAGAGCCGCGTCTACGCTGTGAAGGGCAAGCGCGGGTATGAGATCAACGCTCCGGTCGGGGCGCCGACGAACATCCCATTCGGTACTCGGAAGCGGGCGATCCGCCTTCGGTCCGTGACGGGCGATGTCTTCAAGGCTGAGCTCTACCGGTTCCTGGCGCTCTCCCGTCCGACGGATGAAGAGATCGCCGAGAACGGCTTTCCGCCGGGTTATGTCCATGTGCCGGACTTCATGGATGCCGACTGGTGCAAGCAGCTGACCGCCGAGAAGCGGATCCGTCGCAGCACTGGTCGATACGAATGGAAAAAGGACCATGAGCGTAACGAGGCACTGGATTGTCGGGTGTACGCACGAGCAGCCCTGTGGACTATGGGCGTGGCGGCCTGGAAGCCGACGCGCTGGCAGATCCTTAGAGAGAACCGGGGGCTGGACCGTGAGCCGGATGCACCTCCCGTGCAACGCCCAGCACAAGTGATCCGGCAGCCGCTACGCCCAATGGCGATGTCATCTGACCCTTATCTCTGAGAGTGAAATGATCGACCTACCGGTTCTGAGGGCTCGTCTCGCCGAGGCAGAGCAGGCTTTGCATGATCTGGCGCTCGGTGGATCCGTGGTCTCGATCTCAGATAACGAGCGCAAGATCACTTTCACGGCCGCGAATATCGGCCAGCTGAGAGGCTATATCGACGACCTCAGGCGGCAGATTGCTGAGCTTGAGTGCCCCCTCCCGCCCCGCCGTGGGCCTGTGGTGTTCACCTTCTGATGTCAGCTGCATGGATCAATCGTGGCGCGCCCGGGCTGCGCTCGCGCTCGGCTGCGCCGATCATCACGGCCACAAAGGTCGAGACGGGCCGCGAAGTTATGGCCGTGCCGGAGGTAGAGACGGCGCATCATGCCGCGTCGTACATGGCCAAGGACATGCAGACTTGGCCATCAGCGCGGCTCTCGCCTGACGCGGCTCTGCTGCCGGAACTGGACACGATCACAGGTCGGGTTGACGATCTCGTCAGGAACAACGGCGTTGCCGCTGGTGCCGAACGGTCTTTCATCGATAACGTGGTCGGACCGCGGATCACCTGCAAGCCTAACCCGGACAGGATCACGCTTGGTAAGAAGGCCAGTTGGGTCGACGGCTGGGCTCGCGAGGTAGAGGCGCTTTGGGCGACGTTTGCTGATACCGACTGGTTCGACGCAGGCCTGCGCTATAACTTCCACACCTCCACTCGCCTTCAGGCCCGCATGATCGCGGCGACGGGTGAGGCGCTGGCTTTGCCATTGTGGACGGACCGGAATGGGTCGAATTGGCGAACCTGCCTGCAACTGGTAGATCCCGCACGCCTGTCAAATCCGATGGGCAAGATCGAGAGCGCCAACTTTCGGGGCGGGATCGAACTGGACCCAGTCACAACAGCCGCCATCGCTTACAACATTCGCAAGACCCACCCCGGTGACATCTTTGGGTATGGTCTTGGATATGGAATGGGCGAGTGGGAGCGGATCCCTGCCTACATGCCATGGGGTCGGCGGCGGGTCATCCACATCTATGAATCGGAGCGGATCGGGCAGACTCGCGGCAAAGCCGTGATTACGTCGGTCCTGCGCCAATTCAAGATGTACGATCATATGAATCGGGAGCACCTTCGGAAGGCGGTGCTCAACTCGATGATTTTCGCCGCGCTCGAAACGCCTCTCGACGCCGCCGGCATCGACAAGATGTTCGAGAGCCAGCCCGACCCCTTGGCGGCTCACCAACAGATGCTCGGCGACTGGCGCATCAATATGCAGGGCGGCACGATGGTGCCGCTGCCACCCGGGACCAAGCTCAATCCGTTCTCTCCGAACCAGCAGCTGACGGAGCTCGACACCTTCGCGACCCTGATGCTGCGCGGCATCGGCGCTGGTCTGAACATGCCGTACGAGATCGTCTTCCGCGACTTTTCGAAGACGAACTACTCGTCGGCCCGGGCGTCGCTGCTTGAGGCCTGGCGGTACTTCTCGTCAGTCCGCCAGTTCCTGATCGATCACTGGTGCGCCGTTGTCTACGATTTATGGTTCGAAGAAGCCGTCAACCGCGGCGATATTCCAAGCTGTAAGCCTGACGACTACTACCGGAATCAGATTGCCTGGACCCGCGCGAAGTGGATCTTCTCGGGCCGCGGTTGGGTGGACCCGCTCAAAGAGGCCAAGGCTGCCACTGAGCGAATGAACAGCAAGATCTCGACGCTTGCCGATGAGGCAGGCGAGCAGGGCCGGGACTGGCGAGAGCAGATCGATCAGGACGCCCGCGAGCAGGCGTACCAGAAGCAGGCTTACGAATCCGTGGGTCTGCCATGGCCACCGGCAAAGGCGCCGGCAAACGCCAGCCAGCAAGAGCGCGAAGAGGAAGCGGCCGATGCATAACTCACTGCTGGCGAGCTTCGACCTGCAGCCATCGCTGATCGCGGTCGACATGAAGGGAATGTTTGAGGCCTGCCTAGCGCGGGCCTCTTCCATTTTGGAGAGCCTCGAGAAGGCGGAGGCGCCGGCCGTCATGGCCGACGACTTCTGGTTTGACGCCAGCGATTGGCGCTCAGTCTACCGCCCCTACATCGTCAAGGACGGCGTTCTGCTGATCCCTATCAAGGGCGTCCTCCTCCACGACTTCGGGTATCAGCTCGGTTCCTGGGCGACTGGCTACACCTACATCTGGAAGGCCTTCGAGCGCGGGCTTGCGGACGGCAACGTCCGGGGCATCGCCCTGATCATCGACAGCCCCGGCGGCCACGTCGCCGGGAACTTCGATCTGGTCGACAAGATGTTCACAGCCCGCGGCGAGAAGCCGATCCGGGCCTTTGCAGCTGAGAGCGCCTATTCGGCGGCCTACTCGATCGCCTCGGCAGCCGACAAGGTCATCGTCAGCAGGACAGGCGGTGTCGGCTCCATTGGCGTCGTGACCTTCCATATCGACATCAGCAAGGCGATGGATGCCTCGGGCATCAAGATGACCTTCATTCACGCCGGCAAGCACAAGGTCGACGGCAACGCCTACGAGGCGCTGCTGGACGATGTGAAGGACCGCATTCAGGCTCGCATCGACGAGTTGTACGGAGTTTTCGTGTCCACCGTGGCACGGAACAGGGGCATGGACGAGAGCGCAGTCCGTAAGACGGAAGCTCTCACGTTCACCGCCACACAAGCAAAGTCCAACGGCTTGGCCGACGAGATCGGCTCGCTCGAGGATTCCACGGCTGCATTCGCGGCTGAATTGTTCCCTGATGAAGGAGACGACGACATGTCCACTCAGGACAAGACAGCGGCCGACAAAGCCGCTCTGGATACCGCGCGCGCCGAGGGCCGCACGGAAGGCGAGAAGGCTGGCCGCGAGGCTGGCATGACGGAAGGCGCGACCGCTGAGCGCGCCCGTGTCAAGGCAATCCTCGGCTCCGAGGAGGCGAAGGGCCGCGAGGATCTCGCGAGCCACTATGCCTTTGACACGGACGATGCGCCGGAAAAGGCGATCGCCGCCATGGCAAAGGCTCCGAAGGCCGACGCCAAGACTAAGGAGCCGAAAGGTAAGGAGCCGAACCGGTTTGAGAAGGCCATGGGCGACACCCCGAACCCGGTAGTGGGCTCCGACAGCGAGCAGGGTAGCGAAGACCCTGACGACGTCGACGGCATCTTCGCTTCGGCCGGCTACCGCCCTCGCAAGGTCGCCTGACCTCCCATCATCCCGTCACGCTAGAGGACCGCCTCCATGGCAATCGATATCCCCTTCAGCGCCGATTCCGCCGGGATCGCCGCGAGCTCCACCGAGAGCATCACCAACGTCGACCCGTTCATCACGGGTGACGAGCCGGCCATCGTCACGACCGACGAATTGGTCGCGGCGAGCCAGAACATTCCGGCTCGCACGCCGGTCGGCTTCTCGTCCGGCGCGCTCGTCCCGGCCGTCCAGGGCACCACCCAGGCTGTCGGAATCACCCTCGTCGCTGTCGTCACTGGCGCCGGCGAGACCACCACCCGCGCACCGATCTACCGTCAGGGCGTCTTCAACCCTGACATGATCAACTGGCCGGCCTCCTACGATACCGTCGACAAGAAGAAGACGGCGTTCAACGGAGCCCCGTCGCCAACCTCCATCGTCATTCGCGCCCCTCGGACCATGACGGTCTGAGGCCCTGAGAAAAGGAAGGCGACACATCCATGGCCCTCGATTTCTACACTTCCCGGCAGCTCTACAGGATCATGTACGATGATCGCCTGGACGCGCCGACCTCCTATTGGCTCGACCAATTCTTCCCGGACAGCTTCCTCTCAACGTCGGAGGAGATCTACTTCGAGAAGATCCCGAGCTCGCGTAAGATCGCGCCGTTCATGCTCCCCAACGAGCAGGGCAAGCCGATCTATCGTCGCCAGGGCGAGTCCCTGCAGTCTTTCCGTCCGGCCTATACCAAGCCGAAGGATGCCGTCCGTCCGACCGAGATGCTTAAGCGTCAGCCGGGCGAGATCATGGGCGAAGGACAGTTGACCCTGAAAGCCCGGTACGACGCCGAGGTCATCAGGATCGCGCAGTTCCAGCGCAACGCCATCACCCGGCTCTGGGACTTCATGGCTGCCAAAGCCATCCTGGATGGCGCGGTGACCGTGAACTACATCCGCGACGGTGGTTCGAACTATCCGTCCGTGGTGGTCTCGTTCGGCCGTGACGCCGGTCAGACGGTTGTTCTTGGAGCTGGCGTTCGCTGGGGTGACGCTGGCGTCTCGATTGTAGACAGCATCCAGAGCTTCGCCGATACGATGGCGGGGGCGGCGTTCGGCGGCTTTCCGAACCGCATTACCTTCGGCTCAGCAGCCTGGGCCATTGCCCGCAAGGACGCTGGCCTGAAGGATGCAATGGATCTGCGCTACCGTAGTCCGGCCGATATCGACTTGAACCGCGGCATCGTCCGTCGGGATACCGAGCAGCCCGCGACCTATGTCGGCACCTTTGGTGCCGGGATTGAGTGCTACGTCTACAACGGCACCTTCCAGAACGATGATGGTTCACTCGCCAACATCATGGATCCCCGTGACGTTGTCCTGACGGCTCCCGGAGTGGAGGGCGTGAAGGCCTTCGGCGCCATCCTTGACGAGGATGCCGATCTGCAGGCGACCGACATCTTCCCGAAGATGTGGAGCCAAAAGGATCCGTCGGCCCGCTTCATCATGAGCCAGTCGGCTCCGTTGATGATCCCGGTCAATCCGAACCGCACCTTCCGCGCCCGCGTCATCGCCTAACCGTCGCCGGCGCAAGGACCGCGCCGGCCCTGCATCATCTCGGAGAAATCCAATGGTAAAAGCATTCGCTCTGGTCGGCGTTCACACGTTGGCCGAAGAAGGCAAGGTCGCTGAGGATGGCAAGATCCTTCGCCCCGCCAAGGTCACTGAGCACAAGCCCGGCGCAGTCCTCGACGTCGATCAGGACACCTTCGACGAACTGTTCGAGGAGGGCGCCGTCCGGAAAGCAACGAAGGCGGAGATCGCTGAGGCTGACGCCCTTGCCGAGGCGACGCGCCGCTCGCGTCGTTCGGCCCAAGCTTCTGTCGCCCCTCCCGCCGATCCCCTCGACAGCATGACGAAGGAGCAGTTGCTCGAGGAGGCCAAGACGCGCGGCGTTGAGGTAAAACCCGCGCAGTCGAAGGACGAGATCCTGGCGGCGTTGAAGGTAGCCGGCTGATCCGATGTCTAGCCTGTTCCGAAATGCATGGGGGCGGGCACAGCGTCACTTTGATCGCGTGTTCGGCGAGGAGTTCATCCTCCTCGCCCGCACCCGCTCCCAGACCGATCCGGATGCCCGTCAGACCGGCGACGGATCCCGCCCGCCGTTCCCGTTCATTGGCTCGTTCACGGCTGAAGGCGCAATGGCGCAGGCACAGGGCAGGGGGCGCTCCGGTGACTGGACCAGCCCTTACGTGGCCCAGCCTGCCAACATCAAGGTTGCGACCGTCGCTCTGCCTGAC